GAAAGGCAAAGGAATAATGGCAAATAAAAAAATAAAGTTTGAGTTAACTGCTGTAAACAAGACTAAAGCACAATTTGATAAAGTTACAAAGCAACTAGGTACACTTAAAAATGCAGGTGTTGGTGTTGCGAAGGCTATGGTAGGAGTTACTGTTGCTGTTACTGCAACTGCTTTAGCGTTTGCTGCTCTTGTTAAAAAATCTTTCGAATTTGTAGATGCTATTGGTAAAACAGCTACAAGAACTGGTTTGGCAACATCAACAATACAAGCATTTAGTTTAGCTGCTCTTGAAAGTGGTACAAGTATTGAAGGTGGTAACAAGGCTTTAGAAAAGTTTTCAAGAAGTGTTGGTGATGCACAAAGAGGTTTAAAAACTACAAAAGATATATTCAAAGCATTAAATGTAGAATTAGCAGATCAAAATGGTAATTATAAAACTTCAGATCAGTTGCTTGAAGAAACTGCAAAAGGTATAACAAAATTAAATTCACAAACAGAAAAAGCAACAGCTTTAGCCAATCTATTTGGAAGGCAAGGTATATTACTTACTGGTGCATTAGAAGATTTAGGAGAAAAGGGTTTAAAAGGTTTTATTGATAGAGCAGAGCAACTAGGTCTTGTACTTAGTGATAAGTCTATAAGAGCTATTGAAGTTTTTAATGATAAAGTAAGTGTTATTGGCTTACAGTTACAAACTGTAAAAGCACAAATTATGATTGGTTTTTTACCAGTCTTTGAACAGCTTAGACAAACAATAGCTAATAAAATTGCTGCTATACAAGGTAAATTTCTTGGTTTTGAAGGTTTAGCAGTCAAAGTTGTAAATAGTGTAATAGAATCTATTGCATCTATCATTGAAACTTTTGGTCATTTCCAAAACATTACAAACAAAGTCTTTAAAACAGTTGAAGTTTCAGCGAGAGTTCTTGCAAATGGTTTTTTAGCGATAAAAATTGCAGTCTTATCTGTTTTAAACATCATGGGAGATTATGAACAAGAATTTAATGATGCTACACAGGCTCTCAAAAATAATACAGCAGAAATGCAAGATGCATTTAATAAACAAACAGATTTTACAGATATAACACAAAAAGCTGCTGAAAAAGTAAGGGGTTTTGAGGTATCAATTTCAGATTTGACTGATGTTACTAAAACATTTAATGAAGAACAAAAAACACTTGTAGATACATCGTTTGATGGTATGAACGCATTAACAGCTTTTAAAAATAAATTAACAGGTGAAGATTCATTGAGTAATGCCTTAGATCAAGTTGCTGTTAGTTCAATGAAAAAATTTGAAGATAGTATTATTGATGGTCTTAAAAATGGCAAACTAGCCTTTAAGGATTTTGCAGATTATGTCGTTGAACAACTACTAAGGGTGGCTATACAGCAAATGGTAGTTGCACAAATTGTTGATCCATTTAGAAAGTTCTTAGGTGGTTTTGATTTATTTTCAGGAAGTTCATCAGGCGGTAGCACGCCTTCAAGCGGTGGTGGTAGTTCAGGTGGTAGTTTTGCAGGCGGTGGTTATACAGGCATGGGAGCAAGAGCATTGGGCGTAGATGGAAAGGGTGGCTTCCCTGCAATTTTACATCCCAACGAAACTGTTATAGATCACACTAAAGGACAAGGTATGGGAGCTACAGTAAACTTTAATATATCTACTGTAGATGCAGCAGGCTTCGATCAGCTATTAGCATCAAGAAAAGGGTTAATAACAAGCATTATTAATAATGCTATGAACAATCAAGGGAAGATGGGAGTTGTATAATGTCAGGTGCTTTTCCAACAAATCCATTATTTAGAGCATTACAATTTCAAGATAATAGACCAACACTTTTAAATCAAACACTATCAGGTAAAAAACAGGTTAGACAAATAGGCTCTCAATACTTTTCATTTACAGTACAGATGCCACCTATGACACAAGAGAAATCACAAGAGATATTTGCTTTCTTACAAAAACAAAAAGGTTCTTTTGAGGATTTTACAATACAAGCACCATTAGATAATTTAGGTGCATCAAAAGGTGAAACAGATATTTTAGTTGCAGGTTCTCATACTGCTGCTGATGCTTCTATAGCACTTGATGGTTTTACTGCAAATACAACTGGTGCATTAAAAGCTGGTGATCTTATAAAGTTTGCAAATCATACTAAAGTTTATATGGTACAAAGTGATATTGATTCAGATGGATCAGGTGCATTGACTGTATTAATATCTCCAAATCTTATAACTACTCTAGCTGATAATGAAGCTGTTACTGTAAATAAACCAAGTTTTACTGTATATCTTAAAAACAATGAGATTATGTATTCAACAGATGCTAGTGGTTTATATACTATTTCATTTGATGTTAGAGAGGTTATTACATAATGCCAAGAACCTTATCTACTGCTTTACAAACACAAGTATCATCAACAGCAATTAAAACAGCTTTTTTAGTTGAACTAAATCTATCATCAATAATAAGGCTTACTGATTATTATACTAATGTTGTTTATGATTCTAATACTTATGAAGCTGGCGGTTCTTTTTTATCAGTAGAATCAACAACTGAAACAGGACAATTACAAGTAGATGAAATAAATATAGGATTTTCAAATATAACAAATCAAGTTAGATCATTAGTTGAGAATGGTGAGTTTACTGATAAGACTGTAGAAATATATCTTGCATACTTTGATTCTAATGAGGTTATTGTTGGTGCTATAAATTATTTTACAGGTCAAATTAGAAATATAGGTATAAATGAAAACTTAGAAGCATCTACTTTACAAATAACTGTAGCTTCACATTGGAGTAATTGGAATTTAACTAAAGGTAGACATTATTCAGATGAATCGCAGCAGTCTTTTAGTAGCGGTGATAAAGGAATGGAGTTTGCAACACAAACAAAAACAAATGTTAGGTGGGGTATGTAATGGCATTTATGTTACCTGCTTTCTTCAGTAAAATTGGTGCTTTTATTGTAGGTAATTGGGCAAAAATTAAAGCTGCTGCATATATAGCTACTCTTGCAGTTGGCGTAAAAGGATTTATGCAAGCAAGACAAATGCTTGCAAAAGGTCAAGACATACTTGCAAACAAAACATCTGCTGGTGGCAAGTTACCAGTCATATATGGAACTCGTAGAGTTGGCACTCAAATTATCTACATGGATACCAATTTAAATGACTCAAGAGATTTGTATGTTGTCTATGCTTTAGCTGTTGGAGAGTGTGAAGAAATATTAGGAAGAACGATTGAACTAGATGGCAATCCTCTTACTGATTCTGCAAGATTTAGGGATGGTGGTTATATAGGTTCAGATAAAATTAATTCAGGTTCAGGTTCTTTAAATACTGTTTCACAAAATGGAACTGGTATAGATGCTGGAGCTGGAAGTTTTGGAACTTCACCAACATCTAAATACAGATATGTTATGAACTTGCATCATGGAGCTGCTACACAAACTGCTGATCCTATGTTAGTTGCATCTATGTCAAACTGGACTTCAGCACATAAGCTAAATGGCGTTTGTTATATAGCAGCACACTATGGTTATGATAAAGAAGGTATATGGTCAGGAGTTCCACAATTAACAGTACAGGTAAAAGGTAAAAAAGTATTTGATCCTAGAGATAGCAATCAAACCTTTGGAACTGTATCTACTTATGAATGGTCAGATAATGCTGCTTTGTGTTTTTTGGATTACATAACAAATGATGAATATGGTAAAGGACTACCAATAGCAAAAGTTAATACAACAACATTTTCTACTGCTGCTAATGTAGCTGAAGGATTACAAGATAATCCTTACTATAATGGAACAGCTAAATCCATTAATTGGAGTGGAACAGCAGGAAGTAATTTTATTTTAGTACCATCAGGACAAACAAATGCAGGTATTAGATGGTGGCAAAATAAGGTTGGTGAAAATATTACACTTACAGATACAGCAGGTAATGTTGTTTTAAATAGCGTACAGATTACAGGGGTTTCAAGAAATAGATATTATGATGCATCAGCAGAATTGGTTATTTTTGTAAATGCTACTTTAGGGGCAACTTATGCAGAGCAGACTGGCACTATACTTGCTAAAGTAAAAAGATTTCATTGTAATGGTTATTTGGATGCAAATAATACTGTTATAGAAAATTCTAAAGAATTACTTGCCAATATGCGTGGGATTTTTCTTTATGTAGATGGCAAATATGAATTACAAATAGAAGATACAGGATCATCTACTTTTAGTATTACAGATAATCATATTATATCTGATGCTGGTGTTTCAGTTGATTATGGTAATAAAGATCAAAGAGCAAACAAAGTCATTATTGAATTTTTTAATGCTAATAAAAAATATGAATTAGATACAGCAATTATATTTCATTCTGCTACAACTGATGCAAATGATTTTACATCAGATGATGGTGGTGAAGAACTAGAAATAAAAGCAGAATTTCCTTATGTAAGTGATCCTTATATTGCACATAATATGGGCAAGGCAATTTTAACAAGAAGTAGAAATCAAACAACAATACAGTTTCTAGGAACGCCTGAAATGTATAAACTTAATGTAGGTGATATTGTTTCATTTACTTATTCAGGTCTTGGTTTTAATGGAAAGGTATGTAGGGTAGAAGGATTAGAACTTCAAACAGATGGATTGGTTGCTGTTAGCTTAATAGAATATTTTGATGTTTATACATGGGAAGTACCAGCACAAGAACCAGTAGAAGAACTTGCTGATCTACCTTCTGCTTACGCTGTAAAAGCACCAACAGGTTTATCATTTACTGATACTAATTCTAGTTCTACAGGTAGACCTTTTTTATCATGGAATACGCCAAGTGATTTTCCTGATTATGAATATAGAGTTAATGTAATTGATTCTTCAGGAAATCAAGTGATTAATAAAATTGTTGATGTTACTAATTGTGATTTAAATTTTTTACCAGTAGATTCTAATTATGTGGCGAGTGTAAGTGCAATTAATGTTTTAGGCTCAGAATCTTCTGCTGCTGCTCTTACATTTACTATTGGAAATGCACCAGTAATTACAAACGACTTACAAGATTCAGTAGTTACAGAATTAAAAATAGCTTCTGATGCTGTAACAAATGCAAAAATAGCAGTAAATGCAATTCAAGGTGATGTTATTGCTGCTGGTGCTATTACAGAACAAAAGCTAGGTGTTGATGCTGTTACATCTGCAAAAATTGCTGATAATGCAATTAATTCAGCACAAATAGCTGCTGATGCAGTTATAACAGCAAAAATAGCCGATGATACAGTTACTAATGCTTTAATTGCTACAGATGCAGTTAATCAAGATTCAATAGCAGCAAATGCAGTAACAGCAACACAAATAGTTGCTGGAACAATAACAGCAAGTGAAATAGCATCAAGTGCTATAACTACAGCAAAAATAGCAGCAGGTGCAATTACTGCTGGTAAGATAGGAGCTGGCGAAATAACTGCAAATGAAATAGCTGCTAATACAATTACAGCAAATCAAATAGCATCAAATGCAATAACAACAGATGAATTAGCTGCAAACTCAATCACCTCAGCAAAGATTGTTGCAAATACAATTACTGCATCTGATATAGCTTCTGATACTATTACTGCAACAGAAATAGCAGCAGGTGCAATAGCAACAGATCAATTAGCTGCTGGTGCTGTTGTAGCATCAAAAATAACATCAGGAACTATTACTGCTTTACAAATTGCAGCTAGTACAATAACTGGTACACAAATTAACGCTGATACACTAAATGTTGAACACTTCGCAAATGTATCAGCAGACATTATTTCACATACAGGATCAGGAGTTCCTTTAGGAGTATTTGGTTCTGCTTTTCAAAGAGGTTCAACAGACTTTACAACACAAACAACATCTACAGGTAATTTCTTACCTTTAGCAATTAGTAATGTAAGAAATAACGCAAAGTATCAAGCTATATTTACAGGTGTTCTTGGTGATAATACAGGTATTTTTGTAGAATATTCAGTTGATGGTGGTTCTACTTATGCACAAGCAGCAGGTGGTATTCAAGATATAGACATGGATGCAGGAACATTTAGAACTTATGTTTTTGTTTATAGTGGAACGATAACAGGATTAGGAGCTAGTGCGACAACTACAAATTGGCGTGTTAGATTTGTAACAAAACATAGAAGCACATATTTAAGTTTATATGTGTTTATAGATAATACTCAATAATGCAATATACAGATTACACAATTTATAAAACAGCAACAGGACATATAGTATCTAATGGAAATACTAATTGTGATCTAAGTGAAATTATTTTAAATAACGATGAATCTATTATTGAAGGTATTTACGAAATAAATAAATATAAAATAATTGATGGTTTGGCAATAGAACAAGATATTGATTTTTGGATTAAAGCAAGGAATAAAAGAAATTTATTATTATCTGAATCTGATTGGACACAATTATCTGATATTTCTGAACAAACAAAAACAAAATGGATAGAATATAGGCAACAATTAAGAGATTTACCACAAACATACAAACAAGTAGATAATATTGATGATGTAATATTTCCAACTAAACCAAAATAAATTATGAAAATATTATTAGTTTGCGATTTATAAATAACAAACATAGGTATAAAATTAACAAAAGGATTTAATATGGCTCAACACGATTACAATATAGCAAACCAAATAGGGGCGGACTTTAGAGCAGACCTTAATAATGCTTTGTTAGCTATTGCATCAAACAATAGCGGTTCAAGCGAACCATCTACTACTTTTGCTTATGAGTGGTGGATTGATACATCTAGTAATGTTTTAAAATTAAGAAATAGTAGTAACAATGCTTGGATTACAATGCCATTTAGTATTACTGCTGATAATACTGTAGATATAAATGCTGGAACAGTTAATGGTATTACATCATTAAGTTTTAGTTCAGGCTCTACAGTTGCATCTATATTAGATGAAGATAATTTAAGCTCTGATTCTGCAACAGCTTTAGCAACACAACAATCAATAAAGGCTTATGTAGATAGTCAAGTTACAGCACAAGATTTAGATATTACAGATGGTTCATCTACTATTGATATTGATCTTGATTCTGAAACATTATCTTTGCTTGGCGGTACTGGTGTTACATCAACAGCTTCAGGTAGTGGCGTAACTTTTGCAATAGATAGTACAGTAGCAACACTCTCAGGAAGTCAAGCACTTACAAATAAGACACTTGATGTAGATAACAACACATTAAGTAATATAGAACTAGATAACCTTAAATCAGGTGTATTAGATACTGATTTATCAAGTGTAGCAGCTACAGATACTACAATCGCATCTGCAAAAGCAATCAAAGCCTATGTAGATGCAAATATAACCGCACAAGACCTAGATATAAGTGATGGTTCTTCTACTATTGCTATTGATCTTGATTCAGAAACTTTATCACTATTAGGTGGTACTGGTGTTACAAGTACAGCATCAGGTAATGGTGTTACTTTTGCCATTGGTCAATCAGTTGGTACTTCAGACAATGTAGTATTCAATCAAGTAACAGGTGCTTTGGTTGGTAATTCATCAACTGCTACTGCTTTGGCTACAGCAAGAACAATATCAGGTGTTAGCTTTGATGGTTCTGCAAACATAACTTTAGATACAGATGATATTGGTGAAGGCTCAACAAATCTTTATTACACAAATGAAAGAGTAGATGATGAAGTAAATTCATTATTAACAGCAGGAACAGGTATATCACTTAGTTATAACGATGGTGCTAATACTCTAACAATAACAAATACAAATAGTGCTGATATTACTTCTGTTGTAGCTGGTGATGGCTTAACAGGTGGTGGTACTTCAGGTGATGTAACATTAGCTGTTGGTGTAGATGATTCTTCAATAGAAATAAATTCTGATGCATTAAGAGTAAAAGCAAGTGGTATTACAAATGCTATGCTTGGTGGCTCTATTGCAAATGCTAAACTAAGTAATTCTAGCGTTACTATAAATTCACAAGCAATATCATTAGGCGGTTCTCATACCTTTAATACTGATGCTATTGGAGAAGGATCATCAAACTTGTATTTCACCAATGAAAGAACAGATGATAGAGTTGCTAATTTAATACAAGATGGAACAGGTATAAGTTTTACTTATGATGATACTGCTGGAACATTAACACCGCTTATAACACTTGCACCATTTGATACAGATAATTTATCAGAAGGATCAAGTAATTTATATTATACAAACGCTAGAGCAAACTCTGCTATTGATGCAAGAGTAACAAATACATTTATAAATAATTTAAGTGGCGTTGTAGCAGATACATCTACAGCACTTGCAACAGCTAGAACTATTGCAGTTGCAGGTGATGTTGTTGGTTCAGCATCTTTTGATGGTACTGCTGATATATCTATATCTACAACAATACAAGCTAACTCAGTTGCACTTGGAACTGATACAACAGGCAATTACATACAAACAATTACTGGAACAGCTAATAAAGTTTCTGTTTCAGGATCAGGAAGTGAATCAGCAGATGTAACTCTTACACTACCATCAGATGTTCAAATAGCTAATGACTTAACTGTAGCAGGTGATCTAACTGTAAATGGCGATCTTACTTATCTTGATACAACAAATCTTAAAATAGAAGATAACTTATTTGAGTTAAATGCAAATCTAACTGGATCGCCAGTTAATGATTCAGGTATGTTGATAAATAGAGGTAATCAAAACAATGCTGTATTTATATGGGATGAATCAGCAGATAAATTTACTCTTGGTTTAACAACAGCAGATGGAACAGCAACAGGCAATATAACACTTGCATCTTTAGGAACTCTTGTAGCTAATTTAGAGGGTGCTGTAACAGGAACAGTATCATCTATTAGCAATCATTCTACTTCTGATTTAAGTGAGGGAACTAATCTATATTTTACTAATGCAAGAGCTAGATCAGCAATATCTGCAAGTGGTGATATTTCATATAATAGCAGTACAGGTGTTATAAGTTTTACACAATCAACAGCACCAGTAACAAGTGTTAATTCAGCAACAGGAGCAGTTGTTTTAGATACAGATGATGTTGGAGAAGGTTCTTCTAATTTATATTTTACAAATGCTAGAGCAAGGTCTGCTATTAGCGAAAGCTCAACACAACTGGCATACAACTCTTCTACAGGTGTTCTTACTTATACACAAGGAGATACAGATACAGTAGGGGAAGGATCAAATAATCTATATTTTACAAATGAAAGGGTTGATGATCGTGTTGCAACATTTATACAAAATGGAACTGGCATAAGCTGGAGCTATAACGATGGATCAAACACATTTACACCAACAATATCTTTATCTAGTTTTGATACAGATAACTTATCTGAAGGATCAAGCAATCTTTATTATACTGATGCAAGAGCTAATTCTGCTATAGATGCTAGGGTTACAAATACTTTTATTAATAATCTATCAGGTGTTGTTGCAGATACAGCAACAGCTTTAGCAAATGCAAGAACAATAGGTGGTGTTTCTTTTGATGGTACTGCAAATATAGATTTAGCTGGTGTAAATTCAACTGGTAATCAGGACACTTCAGGTAATGCTGCTACAGCTAC